TCCCATTTTAAAGGTTTATCCCATTTCGCTTTTGTTGTTGAAAATGGTGGGTCTGTATAAATAAAATCAATTGAATCTTTATCCAAAGTTTTTATAACTTCATGAATATCTCCTTGAATATATTTTCTCATTATACTTAATATTTTATTTTATTTCGGGAATTTTACTTTATATTTTTCAGTTATACTTTTATCAACTTTTCTTGCATTCCCTCCCAAAATGTAAGAATACATCCGAGCCCGTCCCCATGATTGAGGTGTTTGATTTGGTCTTGAACCAGAAGATTTATAAGCTCCCTCACCTTTCTTAAATACTTCATCCAAAGCTTTGAATGGAATCCCAGTTATTTTCGCGATATTTCTTTTACTTCTTCCACCTTTCATTTCATCTAATTGTTTTCCATATTTTTTATTAAATTTTTTTGTCCATGTTGATTCTTTATTTGGAGCGGATGTTTTTGGTCTTGGTTTCCCTTCAATAATAGATTTAACTTGTTTTTGTTTTTCTTTTCCCTTCAAGTTTCCAACATAGGTTTTCGGGACATTTCTGGATTTCCCTTTATAGGTTATTTTTGTTTTTTCAACCATTTTATTTTATCATATAATTTATTTATCATCTGATAATAATTTATTTATTGGCTTGATGTATTCTTGCAATATATCAACACAATCATCTATTTCTTCTTTACCTCTATCACATCTCCCTCTTTTATTTATTTCAAATGGACTTGACCTATGTTCCCAACCAACAACTCCATCTTTACATCTCCACAAATAAAAGATTCTTAAATTCGGATTCTTCTTTAAAATTTCATCACCTTTAATTAATTTATTTTCTCCGAAAAATAATGTTGGATATTGATTCTTAAATATTCTTCTTGTTTTCATTTCAATAAAATATTTTTCATTATATTTATCAAACTCATAAAATTCTCCCATTTCTGGATTGAGCTTGGACTTGAATAATGTTCCAAATATATTTTCAAGATATTCATGAATTTCTTCTTCTGACTTGAATCCAAATCTTAAATCAATTGACTTTTGATTGTTCATTTTATTATAATATAGAAAAAAAAATCTAAAATTTAACCTTAAAAAGTGTCCGAGATAAAACTTGAATTTTAAACAATATAACAAAGATATGTTTCATTATGTCTAAAAAATGAATTCTATCCCAGACACTTTTCAATCAAATGAAACAATTATGGGATTCTCTTTTGTTGCAGTTCTTATTTTAAGATTATAAATATATGATTTCTTCAAGATTCTCTTCTGATTCATTTGTTCTTCTACTTGGTCAGATATTACTGGATTCACATGATTCAAACAATATAATGATTTATTATATAATTTACAAGCTCTCCGAACAGATGGAATATCTCCCCACTTACAAATTGAAATTAAATCATTATAAACCTCTTCATGTGTTTGATATGTGTAATCTGTCAAATTACAACCTTCAACACAATATTTAATTATTTTTTTCGCTTTGAACATTATATTTTGTTTCTCTTGAATTGTTGGTCTTTGTTTAGTAGTTTCATTTTTCAAATAATCTTGAAGTTCTGTTTTATTTTTTATTTTTTCATTATAAATAACTTTATCCATATATTCATCTATATCTGACATTATTTTTCCCTTTGATAAATCTGGGTCAATCTTAACTTTCATTTTTGAAAATAATTCGATAATATCTTTTTTTGAATGTGATTTGTGAATTAACATTTTTTTTTATAATATATAAAATATTTTAATTTTATTATATATACTTAAAATGGTTAAGAGATTAAAGAATGGAGAACTCACAACACCAGAAATCCGAAAACTTATAAGAGCCCATAACATAGCTGAATCTATTAAAATTCCAAAGGGAGCGAAGAGAGATGACATCATGAAATTAATTGAAAAGAACGGTTATATGATAGACCATGAGAAAGCGGTTATGAAACCAGTTTCAAAAGGGAAGGTTAAAAAAATGAAAGTAATAGACCAAAAGAAAGTTGAAACATTACTTCCAAAACCAAAGACAGATGCACAGAAGAAAGAGGCGAAGAAAAAGAGAGAACAGAAAAAACAAGCCCAAGAAACCGCCGCCTATGAAAAGAGAAAGAAACAAGTTGAAGCGATTGAAAAGGTGAAAGCCAGAAGAAAGAAGGGAGAAATTAAAAAACCAAAAGAAGCTATATATCCCACTTTTGATTCAATTAAAAAACTTGAAAAATATTTTATTGAACAGATAAATAAATTCATGAAAACGGAGGGAATGAAATTTGTTAATAAAATTAAATCCGATAAAATGACAGAGAAAGATATAAAAGATGGAAGAAGAGATTTAAGAAAATTATATTCAAAGAGAGTTCTTGATATTCTTGAAGCTAATGAAGAATTATTTGAAGAAATGGAAAACGGTGATGAAAAATATGAAGAACTTGAAGAACTATATGATAAAAGATTTGAACCGATAGCTAATCGCGTCCGAGATAGACTCAAACAATTAAAAAAATAATTTATTCTTCATCTTTTTGAGGTTCTTTGATATATGTGTCAAATGCAACTTCTTTTGAATGTCCCATTATTTTGTTGTCTTTTTCTAATTCCTTTTTGACTTCTCCATATTTACTTGATAAATATATTTTTCTCAATAATGTGGTTGAAATTGACTTCCCCATGTATTTGTTAGAATATTTTAATAATTGTTTTGATAATTCTGTTCTTGTTAATGGTTTTCCAGTTGAAGATTTAAACAAAATCCCCATTCCATTTATTTTTAAATAATATCTTAATAATTTTTTTACATTCTTATCTTCTATTTCAATTTTTAATTCTTCATATTTTTTTGAGGTTTTGTATTTATTCAATACAAAAAACATTCCACCCTTATGAACAACAAGATAATTATTTTCTTCTTTCTCTTTATTCGATAATTTATTATAATCTCTCTTTGATATAGCTTCCATCCCAGCGACATCATTTCTCATCGGATATTTTGAATATATTGTGAATAAAATATATATTTGAAGAAGATTCATTTCTTTCTTTGTTATTTCATCTTTACTTTTCTTTTTGATTGGTTTTAATTCTTCCGCCATTTTATTTATCATTTCATAAATTTCTTCTATGGTTGCAAAATTCTTTGATTGTTTATCTGAAATAATTCCACTCTTATTTTCTTCTTCATATTTAGAATTAAATCCATCTCTTATTTTTCCATATTCTTCAATTAAATCATCATATTTCTTATCATGATTCAAAGCCAATAAAAGAACAATAATCGCGTTCAAAAAATTTCTTTGTGTTGTGTAATGTAAATTTTCAATCTTTTCCATTACTTTTTCGGAATCAGATAAGAAATCAAAATTATCTGTATCAAACATTTTTTTCAATTTTTTGAGATTTGTGTCATATTGTTTTATTGTGGAAGTCTTTAATTGAGGTCTTGATTTTTGAATCTCTTCAACAGAATCTTTTGAATTAATTTTCATTATACTTTATATAATAAAAGATTTTTTATTTAAATAAAAAAACGAAAAAAAACAGATTTAAAAAAATAATTTATTTCAAAACATCTTTATTATTATGAATAAAATCTAAAATTTCATTTTGAGTTTTAACTAAATCATGAACAAGATTTTGAAGCTCACCTCGCGTTTTTCTTTCTTTTAAATATTTTAATTTCATTTGTTTATATTGCAATTCCCATTCTTTACATTTTGAACATTTTGAACATTTCAAACATTTATTCATTATATAACTTAACATTTATAAAAATAAATATTTTATTTTTTTAAGCAAAATAACAATTCATTTTTCCATCTTCAATTGTGGCGACCTTCAATAGTTCAAGATAAACTCGGAGAGTGTATGTGTGAGCGGCGAGACTTGGATTCTTATAGAATAGTTCAAGACCCTTATTATTTACACGCTCACCCTTGTTAAGACGGAGGGCAACCCAATTCATATTTCCACGAACACCTTGTTCATGAGAATTCTGTGGATGACCTTCAAGAGTCGCGGTTGTTAGACCATCAACATTTTGATTCTGATATTCATCGCGAGAAACCATGGGAACACGACCTTCACTCTGTTGAGTGGTTGTGAATAACAGAGCCTTGTTTGACCTATCAACATTAAATTCAAAACGGTCATTATATCTTAAATTGACCGATAAATTATCACCAGAAGGAGGAGCTTTACAACACGCGTCTCCATTTAGTAATGTTTCCGCTTTATAATTATTATTGTTTTGAAGAGCGAAAAAAACCTTGGAAACAAGGCGACCATTTCCACCGATTTGAAATACTAAATCAGAGAAAGGGTTAGAATAATCAGCATCGCCGGGTGCATTTTCAACAAGCCCC